GTTACAGCAGGCGCTGAACAGGAGACAGTCTGCCTCGCCCTATAATAATACAGATTCTGGGGCTCGGCTTATTAAAAACAGAAATCGCTACGCGATTTACCAAGGGCTTATGCAGCCCTTGACCTGCACCAGCGTTCCGCTGGACCGGCTTCGCCTCAGTGGCTAGCCGTCACTAATGCTAGACGCACCGATAGCATCAGGCTGTCTGGCTAGCGTGTCTAAAGCCACGCTGTGCCAGACCAAGCAGGATTGGGTCGCAGCCCAATCCCGACCCTGTATTGCTATCTTTAATCTTTCCTTGGCGCTTCCAGCATAGCATTTCCGTCAAATCCTCAGCAGTCTTGGCTATTCGCCAAGCCTTGGCGCCGAGGATTTCTCTCAGCGTGGCAAGCCACGCATCTGGCGCGTCTACGCCGCGCCCCGCCGCCAGCGCAATCCTGCGCTGTCGGAGTGACGACGCAAATCAAAGATTTGCTAAATGCTCTGCTAAAAGCGTTCTATCAGTGGTTGGTAGAACAGAGAGGAAGTTATGAAAAAATGTAATGATTGTAAGTATATAAGAGATGCTGAAAGTGCTATGCCCTGTGCTTCGCACAAGTGGCATACGCACCCAGAAGCACCTTGGGGTATATACATAGGTGCGCTAGATGATTGGGATATGTGTTGCCTATGCGGTAAAGATGCTGAAATGGTGATGAAATGAGTGAAACCAATGGCATCACCATTAGTAATATGTGCTATCAGTGCCAAGCACTTAACGAGTTATGTCCCGACTGTCAAGAACTACGAGACAGTCGTGACATAGAGATTGCTCATCAAATCGTTGATGAGGGCAATCTCCAATACAAACACATCTGGTCAATCATCAGAGAACAAACCTCTGGTCACGACTGGACAGATAGGGACGATGAGTTCCTTGACCCAATCGCACTACTCGCAGACAGGCTGTATGACGTTGAGACAAGTCTCACCGTTACAGCCAATGAAAGCGTCTGCGAGTCCTGTCACTATATCCACAACAAGGCAATTGCCTGCCCAAACTGCAATTAATCACAAGGGCGAACCCGTCACAAGTGACGGGTATTCGCCCGACAGAAAGTATAAAGGAGACAGTATGTCAACAGTAAACAGTTTCACCTTCAACAACGCATTGTTGAAGTCAGTCAAAGATTACGACAACGTAATCAAAGGCATCGTTCAATCCCGTCAGACAGAGTATCTGCCTGATGGTTCAGTTCGTTCTCGCTTCATCGCTAGCCGTCAGGTTACGATTCAAGACCCAAGCATCATTGCTCAACTCAGACCAATGCTTGCCGATAACTCAGAGTTCGTAGTCAACCTCTCAGGTTATCTCACAACCACAGTCCGTGAAGATAAAGGACAAACCAAGTGGTATGACAATCAGATTGTCACCACTTTAGAGTTCCTTTCCTAGGAACCCAGGGCTAGTCAGGGCTTCGGCTCTGGCTAGCCCACTCTCTTTTTTTTTTCATCAGCCCTAGCGGTAATCCGCAGGAAGGTAACAAGGTCCCAGATATGTATTTAGATGTAGGCACAATAATTGCTATGACTATATTGCTAGTTGTTCAGTTAGTTATGATGATAGTTCTATTTCGCTCCGCATATAAGTGGGAGCAGCATTACAACGATGTAGTTCGGATGTTAAAAATAGAAAGGCAAGCACGCCAATGATGACAGTATATGCAACCAAGCGGTGCCCAGTCTGCCTCAAGACGGGCACAATTATGGTAGATGAAGATGAACTATTCACTTATCTCAGAGGTGAATATGTTCAGACTGCCTTTAAATCCTTGACTATTCCCCTCAGGGAGCAGATAATTAGTGGTGTCCATCCAGCCTGCTGGCAGGAGTTATGGGGACAAGAACGAGTCAATGAAAACGAAGGAGACTATTCAGATGTCAACGACTGATAAGTATTTCAAAGCCGAGTGCCAAAAATGTGGCTGGGGTTTAGTCATCCCAGTCAATGACCGCAACGAGCACGAGTATTATCTGTGCCAAAACTGCGCCTTCAGTAAAGTCGGTGCATAATGAATGACGAGGCAAAGAAATGGTTAGAAGAACTATCTAGATTTCTTTGTGCCGATGCTTGGTCAGAGGAAAGAATACTAGAACTACTAACCAATGTATGGCTAGATGGATACAATGAGAAGCACAAGGAGACAGTCAATGCGTGACGAAAACATCCTATTAAACCTAGCCGAAGTAGCATCTTGGCTAGACAGTCTGATAGTAGAAGTCAACCGCATCAATGAAGTAGTAGAAGATTTAATAGCCAATGCACCAGTATCACTGGATGCTTGGGATAAAGTAGGAGAACAGGTGTGGAAGTAAATGAAACTATCCTTCCGCACATACCAACAGGAATCACCTGGCTATACCTCATTGCAATTGGGTATTGCATATACAGATGGGCTACTAAATGAAAAAGAAATTAGCGACGCTACTCAGTTGGCTATTAACGCTTTCGTCCGTAGCATTTCCCACTCAGTCGTGGGCAAATGCAGTAAAGAACAAGTGGATAGACGGCGACGGCTCAGTGCAAAAACACCGCAAGGAAATCAGATGGACCAAATCCTTAAGCAAATACTATGCGAAGGCTCTAATCTCAGCACAGTATGAGACTTGGGATAGGTCTGAGTATCGCGCATTACTTAAACTATGGGGCAAAGAGTCTGCTTGGGACCACACAGCAGACAACCCCAAGTCAACAGCATATGGGATACCACAGTTGTTAGGACTTAAACCTAACACGCCTGCGCCCGAGCAGATTGCTCGTGGCTTGGCGTATATCCAACACCGCTACGGCAAACCATCAGTTGCTTGGGCACACTGGCGCAAGCATAAATGGTATTAGATTTCTTTATGCCTGACATATGCATAGAGAATAAAGTCCATTAGAAGGGTAAGGACTATAAACCAAACTCCCGCTTCGTCCTGAGTATGACGGTGGAAAAAACTGCTCACCAAACAAAGGAGACAAACAATGGCAAGACGCGGACAGACCGTGAATGTCAAGGTGCCACGCAAGAAAGTAATTGCAGCCCTTGAAAAAGCACTCAAAAAACTTGAGGAAGACTACAAGAACCAAGATAAACTACAAAAAGAATACTCAGTTAAGTATGACAAATGGCTTAAACTTGTGTATTCAAAAGTAAAATCCAGCAAGCCAACATTTATTGATGTAACATATGGTGGTACTAATGTAAGAGTTGGATTTGAAATGCCAAAGTCTTTACCTAAAGAACCAGAGAAAGACTGGAATGTATTATCTGACTGGGCATACAAAGATAACAAAGAAGAAATAAACAATGCTATTCGTCTTCTCAATATGTGCGAAGAAGAATACATCAACACCGCAACCTACGGCAGTATCACCAAATACCTATAAGGAGACTAACGTGTCATTAATACAAGACCTAAGGGCAGAAGTAGATATAGAACTACTAGCCCAAACTGGACTATACAATCCAGAAGATAGAAAAACAAACATCCGTATCGTCAGTGATATCCGTGCATCTCTATGTAATATGCGTGCAAATATAGCCCCAGAGGCTAGGCATATTGCAGAGGTTGCAATTGCTACCAATGAAAATGTCCAGATAAGAGACTTCTTAATGGGTATTAATTCAGAGGCATCTGATACTACATTCTCAGAAGAAGATGTTTATGAGTATCTATTGTTAATTGGAACAACAGTTAACAAACAAATAGCAGTGCCTGTTGCTACCGTATTTGCCGCGCATCTTTATGAGCGCGACAAAACTGAAGCCAAAAATGCAATCAAAGAAGTGCTAGAAGTTAATCCAGATTATGCACTAGCCAATCTTCTTAAACGCACATTTGCATCAGATATAGATGCAGGTTTTCTAAAAGCAATGGCATCTGACCTACACAGTCAAGTGCTAAATATGATTTACGAAAGGGAGACAGATGACAACAACAACAACAGTGCCAAGTAAAAACCTATCCAACTGGGTCAAGTCAGGCACAGCAGTAACAGCAACATCAGCCAGTGATGTAGCCAGACAAGCAGGTCTTGACTGGACAGTATCACTACACCCAATGACAGCCTCTTATACAATTCCAGGTGGCGGTCAGCCAATATCAATACCAGTCAAACACAAGCAGGGTGTTATCAAGACAACACCATTTGGTGAGGTCAGCAACATCGGTGTAGTTGGTAGCAAGTATCAGATATTCCAGAATGCAGATATCTTTTCTGCACTGGATAGTCTTATTGATTCAGGCGAGGCTCGCTATGCAGCAGCAGGTGAGTATGACGGAGGAGCAAAGGTATGGATGTTGCTTTCTCTGCCATATGAAATTACAGTAGCCAATGACCCACACGCAGCCTTCATCTTAGCAAAGACCAGCCACGATGGTAGCAGCGCAGTTGTTATCAAGCCAATCATTGAACGACTATGGTGTGCTAATCAAATCAATAAAATATACAGAAACAAAAATCAATTCACTTATACGTTGCGTCATACCAGCAACAGCAAACTACAAGTCAGTGAGATAAGTTATATTCTTGACCTCTCATATAACAATGCAGAAGAATACAAACGGATAGGAAACCAACTAGTCAGCAAACAAGTTAGCAGAGAACAAGCACTGGCATACTTCAAAAAAGTATTTCCACTGCCAACTGCTATTGAGAATGCACCAGTTAGTTTACTCAGTAAGGGAGAAAAGTCACAGCGTAGTCGTGCTATGGTAGCACGCCATACAGCCAGCCAGATTTACTTTGGCAGCGAGACACAGGAAAACATCAGAGGTACTGAGTTTGGTTTGTGGCAATCCATCATTGAGTATGCCGACCACGGCAAGCAAGATAAAGGTACTAAGTCAGGCATCAGAGCGATGTCTGGCGGCTCTGATGCTCTGAAAATCAGGGCACTTGAGTTACTAACAGTCTAAGAAGGAGACTACAGTGGAATACTTATATACAGATAGCGACAGTAATACAGTTAAATTTACTGACGATATGATGAAGGCTGCGCTAGATGAGCGTGCTCAACTACGCAAAGATTTAAATACTCATATTGAACTGCTTCAAAATAGAAATAATAAATTCACAGACTTACGCATTAATGTCTATGACTTCTTTAATGAACGCTATGATTCAGGCAATGATGAGATTACCTGCACAGTTGATGATGTCAACGAGTTGCTTGAGTACATTGGTGCCGACAAACTTAAGAGACTATTCACAGTCACAGGTCGCATAGAGTTTACCATTACAGATATTGAGGCAGACTCAGAGGAAGAAGCCCGTGATATGGTAGAGAATAATCTCAGCGTAGAGTTTGATGGCAATATGGTGGACGACTACAACATAGATGTCCACGACGTTGAACAGCAATAACTAAATGTCAGATATAACAGGTCATAATTATTTTAAGACACTGTTATCTGGTAGTTGTATGGTAGGCAATCATACGGAGTGCAAGGATTCTTGGGTCGGAATCCAAGCGCTAAGGAGACCGTGTGATTGTCAATGCCACGCCGAGACAGAACAGTATCAAATCCCTTCCGTCTGATATTGTTCTACTAGTGAGCAGACTGGTTTCTGATTAGTCTCCTTTTCCAGTCTGCTCTCTACAAAGGAGAACTAATTGTCAAAAGTTGAAATAGAACGAGACAGATATGGACGTCCAATGGTACGTCCAGCCAAAGGTGGTAAGGCAGTAGCCTATACGCGGGCTACCACAATAGCCAATAGTCTTGATGACCCGTCAGCATTAACTGCTTGGAAAATGCGTATGGCAGCCATTGGTTTATCAGTGCGTAGTGATTTACTACTAGCAATTAACGCAGCACAAGATGACAAGATGGCTATTAACAAGTTTATTGAAGATGCTATGGAGGTAGCAGGCGCTAGCAAAGCAGCCACTATCGGAACAGCACTGCATACATTTGCAGAAAAACTAGATTTGGGACAGGAAATTCACGTCCCGAACGAGTGGGCAGGGGACTTAATTGCCTACGAGCAAGCAACAAAACAACTAAATAAAATCTTTATAGAACAGTTCTGTGTCTTGGATAAATACAAGATTGCTGGTACGCCAGACAGAGTTGTAGAATATAAAGGCGAAAGATTCATTGCAGATATAAAGACAGGTCGGATAGACCATCCTAATAACATAGCAATTCAATTAGCAATCTATGCTAACGGGTTGCCTTATGATATTGAGACGGCAACCCGTGGTAAATGGGGAGACGTTAACAAGGAAAAAGCAATCATCATTCATCTACCTGCAGGTACAGGCTTATGTAAATTAGTTTGGATTGATATAGCAGAAGGATGGAAGGGTGTACAATTTGCAATGAAAGTCAGACAGTGGCGAGACAAGAAAGGTCTAGTCACTCCATTTACAGAGTAAGGAGAAGATGTGTCTTCAACCGAAGCACCAATCAGTATCACAGTTAAATCAACAGCAGGTAGTTTGATTACAGTCCGTGCCGAAACAGGAAACCAACTTGATAACCTAGTAGTTGAGGCATTGGAAGCAATCAAGTCTGCAGTAACAGAACTAGAATCAGCAGCAAAGAATCAAGCAGCAATGTCTGCACCACAGATTGCAGCAAGTCTTGGCGCTAGCATTATTAATACAGAAGTCCGTGAGACAGGTAATACAATTCTTGCAGCGGAATATTCACAAGCAACAACCAGCATTGGTGGTGGCAAGAACTGCCCTCACGGCAAGATGACAGCCATCCAAGGCACAGGTAAAGACGGTAAAATGTATCGTGGTTACTTCTGCCCAGCACCTAAAGGTGCATTTGATAAGTGCAAGAATGCTTATGTTCGCATTGGCACAGCAGAGTGGAACACATTTACTCCTGACCAAGTGAAGTAATGCGTACATTAAAACGTAGCATTAACAAAGCAGAGGTGGGTGGCGAACCATTGCCACCCGCTTTTGCGGCATTTGAACGGGCAGGAATTATTTTGCGCCGAGCAGAGATAACTATGGTTGCTGGCACTCCAGGTGCAGGTAAGTCATCAGTTGCTCTTGCTATTGCAGCCAGAGCAAAGGTGCCTACGCTTTACTTCAGCGCAGATACTAATGCTCATACTATGGCGATGCGATTAGTTGCTATGTCTACAGGTATCACACAAACAGCAGCCGAACAGTTGCTAAAGAAAGACTCAGATAAAGCAGAAGAAATATTAGTTATGAACAATCATTTGTTCTGGTCTTTTGAGTCAACCCCGACCCTAAAAGATTTAGATGATGAGGTCTCAGCATTTGAGACAGTGTGGGGCAAGAGTCCAGTACTTATAGTTGTAGATAACTTAATGGATATAGCAATGGATGGGCACGAAGAATTCCAAGGTATGCGTGCAGCAATGAAAGAACTAAAGTATCTTGCAAGAGATACCAATGCAGCCGTGCTTGTTCTGCACCATACCAAGGAAGGATTTGAAGGCTATCCTTGCCAGCCACGCAGCGCTATTCAGGGTCTGGTTAACCAGATACCAGCAATGGTGCTAACAATTGGTCAGATGAAACAAGGTGATGAGACCTATCTATGCGTAGCCCCAGTCAAAAACAGATATGGGCGAGCAGACCAGACAGGTAATAACTATGTAAGCCTTGCTTTCAATCCAGATACAATGCACTTAGATGATGTCCAAGTTAAATATATGCAGGAGAATATGTATGGAAACTAAAGTATGGGATAACAGTTTTAGTAAAGAAGATGTAGAAGTACTAATAGGTAGAGCACTAACAGCAGTTGAATGGGATTCAGTTGTTGATGCTTTATACAATGATGATGATTTGTATAATGAAATGTCTACTAAAGTTGCAGACATAGCATTGGATACAATAGGCGTTGAGTAGTAAGTCCAAACGCAAAGGCAGCCAAGCAGAACGACAAGTTGTTGCTTGGTTAAAGGCTAATGGCTACAAGTATGCAGACCGCAGACTCGCAGGAGCAACCTTAGATAAAGGCGATATAAGCGGTGTGCCAGGTGTAACCATAGAAATTAAGAACCACGCCAAGTTAGACCTTGCAGGATGGACAGCAGAGTTAGAAGTAGAGATGAAGAATGATAGTGCTTGGACAGGTACAGTCTTGCACAAGCGTAAAGGTAAAGGAGATGTAGGACAATGGTATGCAACTATGC